TTTGATCCTGAAAGGCCTTGTACTTGTCTGTAAATTCTAGTTGCCTGGTTAAAAGGTAGGATACCTTTTCTCGCATGTGCTACACGACCATTAATAATGAGTGTTGATTGAGTCTGAATCTTTGTTAAAAAACCAGATATACTCGGTACAGCCATTATTGAATCACTCTATATAAATCTAATATACGACGAATATGTGGTGGGAAATTACTAGATAGTGAATAGTTCTCTCCTCTTTCACCTTCAAAAGAAAATCCTTTTTTCTCTTGATCTTGTTTATAAACTATTTTAATCATATCAAGAGTTGCCATTTGAAGATCTTGAGGGATATCGCTGGACTCATACCCTGCGCGATAATCTACTTTGACACCAGAAGGAAATGGCTGGAAAGAGGGCGGTCCTGATAAAGTAAGAGCAGGATAAGAGTTTCGAATAGTTGGATAAACACCTCTTACTCCTACTGCACCTACGTCACGAGTTACTTCTCCCATGTCACGGCTAAAGTTATACTCGTTAGTTTCTGCATGAACATCTTTAGTTACGGTATCTCCGTTCTTACCATCAAAGTGTACCAACATAACAGTATCATCATCTGGTCTAAATCTATTTGTAGGAGGCGTAAAATTAGCTGTGTATCTTGCCTTATCAGATACACGAAGCTCGTCAATATATCCTTTGAATGTCGTACCTATTTCAACATTAGATGTAAAAGTATGATTTGATACTGCGTAAACGTTTGAAGCGTCAGAGATTACATTACCATTGTAGAATAAATGTAACTTTTCGTCGTCTAACTTACGGGAAACAGCAACATGCGCCCATCTGCGTTTAGCAAATTGTTGTGATTCTATTAAAACGTTAGGAGCTGTCACAACATTTGCAGCTCCAGAAATATTTGATTCAAATGCTAAACAATTTGCATTTGATAATCGTAACTGCATATAATTTGAGGAGTCTGTGTTAATTGAAAATATCACGTTATCTTGTATAGTCTCTTCATCAACTCGAATAAACATCTCAATGGTAAAATCACCCTCTTCAAATTTTAATTGTTCAGGTACTGTAGCGGAAGAGACAAAGTCATCAATATTAAGCTCCAATGAGGATTTACCAAACTTCTTAATTCTAGAATTAATATGTGCGTCATTTTTAAATGAAAGGGGTAGATCGTTTGTGCTAGTAGTTACAGGTGTGCCAATAGTAGTTGGATCTGCTAGTACTACATGATCAACTCCATTAAACTCGGTAACTTGATAAACATTATTAAGAGGTATACGTGACAACATAACAGATGTTTTGCCGCCATCAAAAACTTCTACATAATCATTAGCTAAGATAGCATGACCAATATAGTGTTCAACTACGCCTGTAGCATAGCTGATGATATTAGATAATCTAGCATCTTGAGTACTAGACGAAATACTGAGATAATCTTTAACTTGGGCTAAATTAACATAAGGGTATTTCCCTAGTCCTTCTTCAAAACGATCTACCATTTTTTATTTCCTTACATGCCTGGTTTAGGAGCTGTCTTAACAGCTACTTTAACAGGTTTTGCTTCAGCTTTTTTAACTGGCTTAGGTGCTGGTGCTGCAACAACAGGTGCAGGTGGGGGTACATCATCAGCTGTAGGGTCATCACCTGCAACGATCATTTCAATATCTCCAACACCATAACCATGTTTCTGTAACCAACGACGCGCTTCTGCGTCTGACATTCCTTTAATTTCTTCCATTCTTTTCTCCTTAAAGACTTAAGGGAGGCGTTGACCGCCTCCCCCAGTGTAGTTCAGTGATTTATAACTAATTAGCTATTAACCAGCGTCAATCACACAAGCGTATGCATACTTAGTTGAATCAAGTGCTGCAGAGCTATTAGTTGTGAGGGCTTTAAAGTCAAAACGTGTACTCATGTACATTGCTGTGACCTGCTGGCGTGGCTCATACTCGCTCTCAATCTCAATACCACGACGTTCTGCAATCATGAAGCCCGGCTTGTAGACGAGTGCGCCAAGATGACGACCTGTTCCACCAACGTTATCCATGAACTCAGAGATAGCAATTGGAATACCGTAAACGGCGCCAACTGAACCTGTGAGGTAAGTTGCATTTGGACCAAACTTGTCAACAGTCTGGAAATCAGAAGTTGTTACAAGATTGTTATAGCCTTCGATTGAGGTAATAAACACGAGGTCGTTACCAAGCTGTAAGCCATATTTACCAAGCACTGTACGAGCAGCTGCGATATCTGTTGGATCAGCCTTATCGTTTGCTCCACCTGTTGCAACAGAGAGTGATGCGTCAGATGCGAGGTTTGTGATACCTTCGATAACAGATGCGTAACCTGTACCTGCTGTAATAGCGTTAGTTGGAGAAGCTGTAAAGCCTGTCAACGCGCCTGTACCACGTAGGATTGACTTATCGATGGCACGTGCCAAACGACGAGTTGCTGCAGCGCGCAAGAAGTCGAGGAGTGGAAGAACTGTATCTTCTTCTTCGTCTTTTGCGAGATGAGTTGAGGCCATAAATTTATGTGGTGTAAACTCAACTGCGCTGATGGTGTTCTGGTTTGATGCAGGAACACGAGTTGCCTCTGCAATACCAGTTGCGAATGTGCCAGAAGCAAACATTGCAACATCACCGTCAGTATCTTCGTCAGCTACTGGTACGCGGAAAGTCTTAGCATCCACTGCCATACGCTGGAACATAGGTGCAACTACAAGCTGCTGTTCCATCTCGGTATAGATGTTCTGTGAGAAGTTGCTCAAGAACTGGTCTACAGATGTGACTGCTTTAACTTTTTGACCTAGTTTTGTATCAAATGGGTCACGACGATTCAGCAACTTTGAAAGAATAACAGCGTTAGCCATTTCTTTTTCAGAGAACTGAGCTGCATTGCGTGACTGCTCTTGGAATTGCATCTTTGAGCGTTGAAGAGATGCGACCTCTTCCTTATATTTTTCCATCTGAGCTTTTAGTTCTGCGACTTGCTCAGATTCGCGAGGTACGTAAGCAATTTCTGCTTCGCCCTTCACGAGAGTTTGTTGGTCTTGTGCGTCTGACTCTTTTACGATAGCTTCACCGGTAGCTTTAACCAGCTCTGCAACTTGAGGCTCAGACACTTCAGCACGTGGTGCTTCTTTTTGTGTCTCGATTGCTACTTCTTTTTTAGCAGCTTCGAGATCAATTGTATCTACGACTTGATCAGCCATGTTGTCTTTCTCCTTTGTAGAAATGTTGTGAAGCTCTTCAGTCAGACTTTCGTTAGAATCTTCTTCTTCACTTGTTTGAGTTTTCTCGACTTGTGAAAGTTCATCTGCGTTCACATTAAGAACATTATCACAGTCATTTCCGTCAGCGTCAATCTGTAAAAACTTAAAGATTGGGCTTTGCTCAGTTGCGATAGTAGCAACCTTATACATTTTATTATGGAAATTTACTAAATCTCCATTTTGAAGTTCGCTTGCGTCTGTAGAAAGCAAGTTAACAAACGGGATAGACTCATTAGGATCACGTGCTACAAACACTTCCTCTTCATCATCCTTTTCCATTTCGTCTTCAATAGCTTCCTCGGCTTCAGCTTTGACTTCAACATCATCAGTTTCAGTTTTTTCTTCAACTGCTTCGTCATCGTCTTTTGTTTCAATGACTTCTTCAGTCTCTGTTTTCACTTCAACCTCCATTTCGGCTACTTCTTCGATGACTTCTTCAGTCTTCTCTTCAGTAGCTTCCTCAGATTTTGAGTTACTCATTGCTTCCTCCTCGGTTGGAGACATTGGACGCTCGTTTACAACCTCGCCCTCCTCCATATTATGAATTGGAACACCTAACATTGTAATATCATGTGTGTGGCCTTCGGCCTCAAGCATAACACCTCCAATGATTTTGTGAGCATGGTTAGCCATATGCGATGCGTATGTGGTTACACCATTGCCAGCATCATCCATTTCTACGGTATGATAATGACCTTCGCTCACGTCAGTAATTCCAGCTTTAATTTTACGCATCATCTTGATTTCATTTTCGTCAGCCTCTTTAAGAGACTTTTTAAACTCATTAAATTCATCATCTGAATCGAATGATTTACGAATTGAGAATAGTGAATCTTGGTTACAAGGGACAGAGACAACAGAAATTTCTAGAAGTTCAACATCAGTAATCATCATTGAATCATCTTCTCTGTTATATTTGCCATCCTTAACACGAAAACCTACACTAAAACTTTTTAAAGCACCGTCTCGGATCAGGGTTTGTACACCATGAGTCTTCTCAGCTGCTTCGCTAACTGCACCTTCGACAAAGATACCTTTTTTATCGACTGTAATTTTATCAATACGACCGATAGGACAATCATGTTTATGTTGGAATAACATAACAGGATTTTTTCTAAAGTTCTCAACACCTTTTGCCCAGGCTTCAGCAGTAACAATATCTCCAGCACGATCTTTTGCTGTTGTATTTGCATAACCTGCAATCTTGAGAGCTTTAGTTCCTTTTTTTACGCTCTTTGTTTCGAAAGCACTATTTAGATAAAATGTCTTATTCATCAGTTACTTCCTCGTTTTCTGATTCCCCTTCAGGGGGTCTTCCACCTTGAGTAGCATCAGTTGCGCTACCTGTGATGTTTTGTGGTACTCTTATACTATCATTTCCTTCCAATTTTGGAAATCTTAATCCTTCACGAGCTTCATTTGGGGTTATAATTCCAGTGTTTACCAGAGTAGAGTAATAAACTGCCTGTGTTCTGTTATCTGGTTGTAAAGCTGGAACGGATAGTCTATCGGGTCGTATAGTAACACCACCAGTAAAGAAGTGCTCAAAAGCTGAACAGAATTGATTTAATATAGGTAAGATAGTATGTAGGTAAAATAGTTTCTGATTGGCGTCAATATTAGCATTATTACCTGATTTAAGGAGAACATAAGGAACTCCTATAGCTTTTGCCATGTCTTGCTGAATACGTTCAATAGAGTTTTCAAAATCTAATTGATCAAAGTTTACTGTAGAGAACTTATCAATTTTTAATCCTCCATCTAGGATAGCCGGATTTCTTGCCCCATCAAAGATAGTAGTATAGGTAGAACGCCATGCCTCTAAGAGCCTTTGCTTAACTCTTTGAGATAAAATATTATCAGTAGTTAAAACAAATCCAGGAAGCGCATTGTTTTTGAAGAATTGGCGCTGAAATTTAATCATGTAGTAGTAGACTTCCATTAATCCTAAAATAGATTTTAACTTTGATACGCCTCGAAAAATGGAATTCTCATTCTCAGAATAAATATGTATAATCTCATGAGGTTCAAAGCGAATAGCTTCTGACTTACGAGTTTGTTTTCCTGCCCCGAAACCGTAAAAATCATTTGCTTGCTGATTATGAACTAAATAATTATAGTGAGATACAAATGTTTGAGCATCAGGAACTACTTCGACATCATTAGCTGGTAATAAAAATAAATCTTGCCCATCATAATAAAAAAATGCGTTACCATCAAGCATGTAATCAAGTAAAGCGCGCCTAAACATACGAACCCTATCCTCAAAAGGATTTGGTTTATGGTTTAACATTCTATTTACTTTTTTCGCAGGAGAATTACCCTCTACAATAAGAGGGATTTCAACACACCCATTAATAACCATCTCAACTGAACGATGAACAACCTCAATCTCTCGATAAGCTTGCTCATAGTCAACAATAGTTTCGGGGGATGCATACGGTTCAAGAGCAGCTATTGAGGGTTGTGCTGGATTAAGTTTTTCTGCCATCCACCCTCTAAGACCTAGTTTATTTTCATCTGCCATTTTTTACCCTTTGAATATCTAACCAGTTTTTAATTTTAGGAGTTAGATGATTAGAATACCTTTGTCCGTAAATATTATGGAGTTGTTTATGGTGAGCACTACAAAGAGTAAATAAATTCTTGTGACTTAGATCAATCTCACAATCTAAAGAAAACTGAACTCTTAAAGTATTTATAGTCTCTACATCTTCAATTACGGTTATTTTATTTTTGTCACACCAATTATTAAAAAGCTCGCTCACACTGAATAGATGATGCAATTCTAAAGTATCAATCTTCCCGCATATGTAACATTCTTCACGAAGTTTATAATCTTTTTTGATAAAATCTCGTATATATTTGATGGGAATACGCTTTAATTTATTCACTGTACTATACTTTCATTATCTGTCCAAGAGTTATTTTTAAATTTTTCTATTATGTTCCATCTCATAGAATAGTGATTAGGATTTTTGTTTAATCCTACACCCCCTTCAGGTAAGTTAAGCACTTTTCCAGATACTGATCTTAAAAAATCTAAATTATATTTTTTTCGTATCAAGTAGGAGATAATAATATCATCTCCTCTTTGAGGATATCCAATTTTTTCTATACTGTCTTGAATGGCCTCTAGTGCTTCTTGCTTTACTAAAATAACAGACCCTACTAGAAAGTCAACATTTTTGTCTTCGCACCAGTGATCAGTAAGTTGTTGATAAGAGTTAGATGAGCTTACTTTTGTCTTACCATACACGCCTGTTATAGGTAAATTTAGATTTATCATTTTTTTCACAAGATTAGGGTGCGGTAATAAATCATCATCAATTACTAGTTTAAACTCTTCGTCATACTCAAAGCACCTATGCCAGCGCTCCATACATAACCAATTCGTATCATTATTAATTACATCTATAGGTTGCCCTAAATAAGGAAAATGATCTTCAGTATTATTATTTACAACCGTAATGGGCATAATATTTCTATAAGCATTGATGATACTAAAAACATTATCAAATCTTTTATAATTAAGAACTATTAATCTTACGTTACTAAGCATAGATAGAAATATTACTCATTTTAGAGTGAGTGTAGATGGCATATCTTACAGCGTCACAAGGGTGAGAAGCCCAATCATGTACGGGTTTAGGTGTTTCTGTGTTAGGATTCCACTTATAAGAACTCATGGCTGAAAATGTATGAGAAGCACCTAATGTATCAAAGAATAGCCTATTTGACTCAATTAATACCTGTAAAAAGTTAATACCATCATTAACAGATTTAATTGCATTCTCACAATATATATCATAGTCATAAGCAAAGTCAGCTTTTACTTGTTGCGCAGCTGAGTCAATATATATTGAATCAATATTCCATTCATCTATTTTTTCTTGGATAGCAGCAGCTAATTCAGAAGTAGTAGATTCTTTCGATACGTACTCATCAATTAGAAAATAATTTTCCCCATCAAAACCAATGACTACAAAAACATTTTCATCTCTATAACCCACATCAAGGCCTGCTAAAACTTCAGCAAATCGTTCTCCCACATAATCATTAATATGTTTTGCTTCGTCTAATGCTTCATAAATTTGAGATTCTGTAGTAGTCCACTCACATTCGTACTCTTGGGCGAATAAAGCACGTGTTATAGACTTTCTAGCTTCGTCAATATCTTTCTCAGAGAGTAAAGGGTTAGAGCGCCAGCTGTGGATTGAAGAGCCCCAATCTTCATACTCTTGATCGCTTCCTCGTAAAAAATAATTGTATAAGTAATTACCTTTTCCGCGAGGAGTTGATATCCATAGACAACGGGAGTCTTTAAAAGTTGAAAGAGCGGGTCTTAAATCTCTAGTAAAATATTCATCATTAGGTATAATGGCAGCTTCGTCTACTATAAGTAAATTAGCAGCACGCCCTACAAGAGAGTCTCGATTGTTAGCAGAAAGAAGTCTGAAAATAGAACCGTTGATCAACTTAACAACTTTATCTTTTTGGTTAAATTTATCGACTTCAATATCTAATTGTTTTATAAGATCGGTAACATAATCCCAGATAATGGATGAAAGTGAAAAATTAGGAGCTACAACCATTACTTGTTGATTAGGTTCTAGTAGTTTCGCAAAAGCTAAAATAGCTGCTGCGTAAGACTTACCTGTTCTACGAGCAGCAATATGGACAAAAAATCTATTCTCGTTTAGACCTTCAATCATAGCTTTTTGGGATTCGTTAAATTGAACAGGGGTGGGAAGTTTAGTTAATAGTTTATCAACATTTAGACGGAAAAAAGAATTTGACATTACTTAGGGAACATACTAATTAATACAGAAAGGGTAGCTATTACGCTACCCACAAAAGCGCCTACCCAGAGAAGAGTTCTTAAAGATGTTTTACCTTGAGTTGCAAGATTATTTACATCATTAAGTTTTTTGTGCATGACTTTCATCTCCTCAGACACGGAGGCAAGAGAAGAAATTATTTGAGCATAACGCTCTTCACACACTGCTTCGTGCGCAGAGATGTTAGCTTTATTAGATTGAGAGCGTTCATGAAGTCTGTCTAACTCATTCTGCACCCGGTCTAATTCTCTGGTTGTATTTTCCATTACTACTCCGCATAAACCAACTGTTTAGAGTACCACACGGGGATGGTGAATCGCTGGCTATTTTTTATCTCTTTCACGCCATGATTGTAATCACCATTAGAAGGGAAAACAACGGCCATTCCTTTTTTAGGACTAATTTCTATATCATGATCAGGAAAATATATCTCACCACCTTCATAATCATCATTTAGATAAAATATTACAGAATAGTCTCTGTAGTTTGTTGGATGTTCCATGTCTTTCACATGATCAGGAGCATCTTCTTGCC